ATACCTGCTAGTGATGTGCAAAAATAAAGGAATTTTCAATGGCAATCGATAATTATTACTACGATGAACAAATACAACGTTATATTATGCAGTTTATGGCAATATTTACTGAAATGTCCATTCGTACTGGGAAAGGTGGCGATGGTGAAATAACATCAATTAGAGTGCCTATTCATTATGGTAGTAGAGATAGAGTTACTGCGTCGATTTTAAATGACAATACGCAAAATAACCCAGTCAGATTACCAGTTATGAGTTGTTATTTGAGTGGATTATCTATGGCGCAAGATAGGTACAAAGGTGTTGGTACGATTCGCACTACATCATACGTACCAAGGGGTGGATTAATACCTAATGATATTGCAGTGGTACACCAATATATGCCTGTACCATACATGACTAATCTAAGTTTGTCTATATATACAAGCAATATGAGTTCTCATTTTCAAATTTTAGAACAAATTCTCGTATTATTTGATCCATCGTTGCAGATACAAACGTCTGATGGTGTATTCGATTGGGCAAAAATAACTACAGTAGAATTAAAAGATATTACGTTTGAGGAGAACTATCCAGCTGGTGCCGATAGACGTATGATAGTGACGACTTTGAGCTTCGAAATGCCAGTATATATTGCAGCGCCAGCACGATTGAAAAAGGATGTTGTACAGGATATATATATGCGAATTGGTTCTGTATCTACATTTGGTAGTGGGGATCAAGATATATTAGATCAACTAGAATCTCAAGGTTTGGATTATGAGTTGGTAGTATCAGCTAGCAGAGACTTACCTATTAGTTAACAATCTTGGTAATTTCAAATTATCATCAACGGTGGGTTGTGAATTATCATCAATAATGTAGTATCAAATGATGATAATTTATCCTCGTTATTATAAACTACGACTAAGTTATGATACTACCCCAAACACTTGGTTTGTATTATAACCACCTGACCAGGTAACGGAGTTTCCATTTAACGCTATAGCTTTACCACCTGCACCACCTATTACAGCACCGTTTTGACTATTACCTCCTTTAGCTCCCCAACCACCACCACCCGACCCACATATGGTAGATGTTGCATTTGCTCCAACATTACCACCGGACCCACCAGACCCACCGCTGTTTCCAGCACCGCCAACTCCTGGAATTATCCTACCACCGCCACCACCACCTGAACCGTATCCATATGCGCCACCACCACCTCCGCCAGCACCGCCTCCATAGCCAAAACCCGTACCAGTTCCATTACCCCCCGATGCGCCTGGAGCACCCCCAGAGCCACCAGTACCTCCAGCGCCGCCTTTACCTGCGCCTCCACCTGCGCCTCCACCAGCACCATCGTAGTTTGATGTATAAGTAGCACCTGCACCACCACCACCACCACCACCAATGTAGCCATTAGTATTATCTATTGTAGTCGTTACAGTAAGATTTATAGCAGTACCACCTACCAATCCTGCAGAATTATATGCACCTCCATCACCTCCTTTACCCATAATGTAACCATGGTTGACAATAGTTACTGTACTGCCTGTAGGTAATGCACCTGTCGTTATACCAGCATTAGAAGTACTCGTTGAATAAACATATATTCCGGTATTAATGGTTAAAGTTACATTTACTGCAGAAGTAGGACTGCCAGCTGCAGTAAAAATATTATAGTCTGCTGTATTAGCAGATATTACTAAAGTTGTACTTGAGCTGCCGTAATATTGTTTCCATACACCGCCTACGTTTACATATTCGGCGGTGACCTGTTTCCATACCCCGCCTACGTTTACATACTTATCCGTTTGTTGTTTCCATACTCCACCTACGTTTACTTGTAATGACATATTCTATATCCTTATATAACTGGAGTAAAAGTAGCAGGCCAATTAGTAGAGAAATCATAGGTTAGCGGATCAGCTGCCGCAATCATAGCAGCTTTATGAGTTTCAGCAACTGAAAAATTAGTAGCATCAAAATTACTAATGTTAGTAACTATATCAAATGACAATTGCGTAGTAATAATAGCAAAGGTGTTATCCATTGTTTTCCATTGTACTGGATTACCAAATATAGTAATGTTATCGGTCATTGTTCCACCTACCGACAATATATCTCTAGCTTTATCTTTTAATCCTAGATATCTAATTCTACTATCAGCATCAGTGTTAAACCAATAAGTTCCTACTAATACACCCCCATTTGAAATAGCATCTCTTCTTGATTTTATTAGCGCCCACATATCATCCTGCTTTTGCGCTAAGGTTCTAACATCAGGTTTAGGAACAGCAACATATATATTAGTATTAAAATCCCAAAGCCAAGGATCATCATTTGGTGGTGGCATAATAACAACAGCAGCTACTTGACTTTTAGCTTTAAAGCCGATATAATTACCGGCGGCGTCGACACCTTGCACTAAAAGATCGTCGCCAGTACTTAATGCCAGATAATTTGTAACTTCTGCTAGTTCAGATACTGATAATACATTCTTAGTATTACCAACAAAATAAAATAAATTGTTATCATCCGGTTCGTAATACAAAGAATCATATACGAAAGTAAAACTAGGTTTTACTGCCAAGGTACCTTTGACAACACCATTGTCCATATACCCTGTAGAATTTACCCATGTTAAAATAGTGCTCATTGTCTATCTCCTATTCTTTAAATTAAGCCGCACGAACAATCCAGATATCGCCATCAACACCACCGGAAGGCGCAGCAGTCGAAACAGTCTTATTAGCTCCAGCCCATTTAGTAGCGTTTGCTGATGTAGCTGTGGCAACGAATGCTGTAGTTGCTAGTGAAGTGCTATTATCGGTACTTGCAGTAGTTACACCTGATGCAGAGCCAAGAGTTACCACACCTGTTGTGGTATTAATCGCGAATGGTCTTAATGTATTGTATGTGCCTAGTGCGTCATTATTTGCTGTTGTCAAAAGGTAAAAATTAGCACCATCATTTCTAGCTATAACGCTTATACCAGAAGTTCCAGAGGTACCAGGCTTAAAGCGGAAATCATTAGCGTCTATTATAACGGCACCAGTAGTTTCTAACGTACCAGATATTGTAGTAGTGTCTAAATTAACACCAGTTAATGTCTGCACTGCACTAGCTCTATTTAAAGGTATCGATGTGGTACCTATATATAGAGTACTATTACCTAACACGGTAGACGAAATAGTTCCCGTTAGATTAGCGGCAGTTAAACTAGTTAATGAAGATCCATTACCGCTATAAGTTCCTGATATGCTCAAATTACCGGCGTCAGTTAAAGATAATACCGATGTGGTATATGCATTGTTGATAACTTCTAATGTGCCAGAATGAACTCGTATTGTTTTGCTAGGTGTAGTTGCTCCATCACCAGTTAATTTCAAATTTGCGCCGTTAGCACCAGTGTTATTAATAGTAACGTCGGCAGTAGATCCAGTTGTCCCGTTTACTATCATTGGACCGTAAAAATTATGTCCCGCCGCAGCATTATAAGTCAAGGCGCCTTGGCCTACTGTTGTATTACCGCCATTAGCTATTATTCGTGAGTCATAATCTATGTTATTACCAGATGAGTGGAAATCGACGAATGGTGTAGATGCAGCAGTAGTTATCCCAAGTTCTATCAAAGGACCGTAAAAACCACCGTTGCTAGTAAGAGCACCAGTCATAGTATCACCGGCTTTGTTTACTGGAGTATAACCAAGCGCAGATTGTGCATCGGTAATGCCATAACCAGATAATGTTGTAGGTTTACCAGTTGTTATTTTAGTCCAATCCAAAGCAGGTATATCACTAGAGGCCAAAGTTGCGCCGACAGTAGCTCTACCTTTAGCATCAACTGTCAATTTAGTATATGTTCCAGCCGTAATACCTGAATTTGATAATGTTGCTGCTATACTTGATGAACCAGAACCAGTAACATCGCCAGTTAAAGTAATGGTTTGGTTTGCAGTAATATATCCTGGCCCGTTTGTCAACTGACTCAGATTTGTTAAGTTACCCGAGTGATATACCGTTTGACCTTTGTAAGTAAACGTATTCAAATCGGTGTATATAGTAGTTGTCCATGTTATCGGATCTCCTGCGGCTTTACCGACTCCACTAGATGATCGATGGAAGAATGATCCACCGGCGCCATTATTGCTAACATGCATAGTCAGATTAGAAGCATCTTCTGATGCAGAATAAAAAGTTGGTGCTGATCCGCCGGTTGTGTTCCAATACCAGTTTTGACGTCCAGTTCCATCTTGTTGCAACCAAGTAGCATTACCATTAGCGGTTGTTTTGCTTATATATGAACTTCCCGTAGTATCAAAGTTGAGCACGCCAGTCATGGTATCACCAGCTTTATTAACTGGAGTATAACCTAACGCAGATTGTGCATCAGTGATGCCATAACCAGCTAAAGTCGTTGGATTTGTACCGGCAGTTATTCTACCATAACTGTCTGTGGTTACTGATTTATAAGTTCCGGCTGTGCCTAAATTAGTTAATGAAAGCTGAGCATTTGTTAATGTAGATGAATTAACTCCATCTACGGTATTCATCAAACCACCAGTCACATAAACATCAACACCAACTTCATCAGTCGGTAATTGAGCTATACCTGCACCTAAATTGACGTCAATCTGATTGCCGGTTTTAGATAGACCAATACCTGCTGTTATTTGACCGGTACCGGTGAATTGTACCCATGTAAGACCAGAAAATACATAGCCGGTTTCGTCAGCTTTATTAAAAACTGCATTGCCATCTACGGGAGTATAACCTGAGTCGTATGCTGTCCCGGAGTATGTATATATTTTGTTGTCAGTTGTGTCTAATACTCTGTTTCCACTAACCGGAGATGGAAATGTAGTATGATTCGCTAATACTGCATCGACTGGACTCAACCAACTCAAACCCGACACTAATGAATCAACATAATTTTTTGTTGCTACGTCTGTCGCATTAACAGGAGAACCAACACTTTGTATTTGTGAGCCGCCCATTACTAAGTTGCCGGTCATCGAATCACCGGCCTTATTTACTTTTAGTGCGTCGGCTGCTGTTCGCGCCGAGGCTTCATTAGATACGCTAGTTACTATTGTTGCTTCCGTAGAGTCAACATACTGTTTAGTAGCTGCGCCTAATGCTAGTGTAGGATCGCCAGATAATACCAATAACCCAGTCATAGTATCACCAGCTATATTAACTTTTAATGCATCAGCAGCAGTTCTATTTGTTACTTCTGCTGCTAAATTAGTTGTTAATGTGGTTTCAGCAGCTTCTGCTCTAGTAATTTCTGCATTTAATGATGATACAGTCGATACAACAGAAGGATCGAGTGATAATGTAATATCACCTATGGTACCACCACCCAGTAATCCATTTCCAGCGATGACACTAGTAATATCACCTGATTGCCATGCTGTACCATCGAATACATATAACCCTATAGCCAGTGGCCCAGATGCTGCATTAAGATAAAAAACCCTACCTTGGTTTGGGGTTGTTGGAAATGTGGGTCCCAACTCTATATTTAAATTCAATAGTGACCTAGTGTTCGATAATGATAAGCCATCTGCAAGCATCGTACTCTCCTAATAATTTCTTTACTTATATTTATGTAAGTGTATTGATATAGTTATAATATAACCACAAAACAACAATAAAAATAATAAAGCATGAAACTACAACAGATTGGATTTCTATTATTGTTACCATTGGTGTAATTATTGATATTATCTACAGATATTTGCTAAAATTTGACTCGGTGAAGTTGGTTAATTTTGTGGGTTTTGTAAAACACCATAATTATTACCTAAAATAAACACTTTGTTATAAATACTTTATAATTAAGTCAACCTATTAAAGGAGTAATATTCATGGCTACATTGGTATCCCCCGGAGTTAGTGTTACGGTCACTGACGAATCATTTTTTATTCCAGCCAGCGCAACCACCGTACCACTATTTTTTATTGCAACAGCTGACGAAAAAATAAACATCACAACTGGGCTTCCTTATGAAGGAACTACCGAACATGATGTAATCCGTACGATCACATCAGCGAATCAGTTGTATAGTCTTTATGGGTCGCCGATTTTCTGGAAAGATTATCAAGGTAACCCACAACATGGCGATGCTCGAAATGAGTATGGTCTTGCGGCAATGTTTGAATTTTTGGGTATTGGTAATCGGGCATTTGTTGTTAGAGCGAATGTGAATTTGGATGATGACCGTAATAGTATCCTAGCTTTATGGAATCGCAAAACTATCGATGCTATTTCAGGGGCTGGAGCATTGGTAGAGCAAATTACTGCAAACCGAATTGCAGAATACAATACAGCAAATCAATACATTCCAAGCAATCCATTGTATAAAGTAACGGTGACAGACTCTGAATTAAAATCGGATGTCAATACAGCAATGCAGATGGTATATGATATGTATTCGTTTGCTAGAATAGTTGTTCGTGATAACTCAGGCATAATTACTAATAATTGGTTTGAGTATGATTTTACTGCAATTCCACAACTTGTGTATGCAAATGGATACGATCAACCATCATCAGGTTCGTTTATCGGTATTGCTGGTATGACTGCTGAGTGGGTTAGCACTAGTATGGGTTCTGTAGTAGCAACTGAGTGGACTCCAGCTGAAGCAGCTCAATTGCTAGTTGATGCCGCTACAGATTTCCGATACACGGTTGAATTTCTAAATATCACAAGCCTTGGTGCTAATGATGCTGCTCGTAGATTAGCTATTACAACTGCATTACAAGCTACTGTTGGAAGCAACCAATCAGTTAGAGCTGAAAACTTTGAATACAACCTGATAGTATGTCCTGGATATCATGAGTTAGTAAATGAGCTTAATGTTTTAAGTGTTGATATTATGGAAGAAGCCTTGGTAATTGGAGATACACCAATGAATCTTGACCCTGATCAAGTAGTTGAATGGGCTGATTCTAGTACAAGCACCCGCATACATAGTGAGCATGTTGCATATTACTATCCACATGGATTAACACCTCATCCATTCACTGGCGAAAATATAGTAGTTGCAGCTAGTGGCGTTGCATTACGAACCTATGTATACAGCGATAATCAGGCTGATGTATTTTGGGCACCTGCTGGTACCCGTCGTGGTGTTGTGACTGGAATGTCTCAGATGGGTTATATTACTGGCACACTAGGAACAGCAACTACTTTTGTTCCTGCGCCGCTGACAATTGGCCAGAAAGATAATATGTACAAGTATACAACGAACCTTAACCCGATTGCTAATTTACCAGGGCGTGGTATTGTTGTTATGGGTCAAAAAACATCTGCTATGGACGCAAGTGCAATGGATCGTGTTAACGTATCCCGTTTGATTAAAATGATTAAACGTCAAATTCGTAAAAATGTTGTTAGCTTCTTATTTGAACCGAATGACCAATTAACACGAAATAACTTGAAAGCTGTTGTTGATAGTTATCTGGGTGGTATTATGCACAAGCGTGGTCTGTATGACTTCGCGACCATCTGTGATGATTCTAACAACACTCCAGATAGAATCGATCGTAATGAATTGTACCTTGATATAGCTCTTAAACCAACGAAAGCTGTGGAATTTATATATGTTCCTATTCGTATATTATCAACCGGCGCTTCTATGGGTTAGTAATCCATACTATTTTTAGACTCATTGAAAATCCTCGCTTAGCGAGGATTTTTTTGTCTAGAAGTTATCCAACTATTTGTCTTAATAGTATGTAACATATACAGAACTATGGGTTATGTATAATTAGTTAATACATAACGAAGTTTTCCACAATCCCATATTCTTAATATATTATTATTCAAACAATTTTCTACTTCACTTAATGCTGGGTCAAACTGTTTTAATAAATGTGGTAAATTCTTTCGGCGGTAATTTGATTTATGGAATCTGTTTATCCCATCAGGGGAATAATAGTAATCTGGTGGAATTATTTTATCACAAGTAAAACCATTAATATTATATAAATCTCCATTACTAAATCGCTGATCTGCAAATGTTGTAATTTTAGTCCATTTTATATTTCTTTTGAAGTGGTTCAATAATTTACTAAATCCACCAACTACATTAACCGATGTTGCATATCTATTCAATAGATAGACTCCAGGTGATGTTTGTTGGAATGTTATACAAGCTACTATTATACCATCATATATTAATCCATAATTAATTGACCCTGCACCATTGCCCTGAATATGATTTTCTTGCAGAAACAAGCGCTTCTGATTAGCAGTTAATGTTTGAATGTCACAGTGCCTGGCATATACCCGGTTTGGTGATTTGTTCAAGAGATATACTATCTTTTTATGAAATATTTCAGTCTTTTGTAGCCATTCATCCTCAAATATAGTCAATAGATGAATACCTCTTTTTTTGCACTCTTCGTATTTAGATTTGTGATAGTTTTTGTGTTTTCCCAATTGATCACTGTGCCAATACAATCCACAATATTCAATAGCTAAATTATGTTCAGGTATAAAAATATCAATTTCCAATGGAGGTATAATACTCCTATCATTACGGGTGATATTTACCCCTAACTGTTCAATAAAATCCCCCACAGCTCGTTCCCCAGTTGAACATTGGTGATATTTGGTTATCAGTCCATGGTTATGTAAATATTTACTGACAGTAACTCCATCTACCCCGATATCAGATGCGATTGTAGTAAGCGTTTTTTGTAATACATAATGTTGATCGTATAACCAATCTTTGTTATTAAGTAACGCGAACGTGTCATCACTAATATGTTGTTGATTAGGATAGGATTTTCCATATCTATCTAGCATGGATTTATGAGATGTTTCCTTGCCGTAGGTAGACGCTAATACATTCGTATGTCCATATTTTAACAAATTGCTTTGTTGTCTAGCTCTAATAACAATAGGGCTACTCAAAGAGTGTGGCACCCCATAAGTTAGTTGGCTGGTGTTTTGTTTTTTATATTTAACGGTGG